GGAAGTCACATTGTATTATCCTGGGTTATATGCTGGCTCTACTGACTTGGTTTGCAATCACAATGGTCTAGATACTATTATTGATTTCAAGCAATCGAATCGCCCGAAGAAGCTGGAGTGGATTGAGGATTATTTTTTACAAATTGCCGCGTATTGTATGGCACATGACTACGTTCATCAATCAGAAATTAAACAAGGAATTATAATGGTCTGTACTCCTGACCTATATTACCAAGAATTCAAGTTTCAAGACGCTGATTTAAGGTCTTGGAAACATAAGTGGTTAAAGAGATTAGATATGTATCATGAAATAAAATTTGATGAAAAAGAAAAAGTTAAACCAATGAAAGCGGAGGATTTTGTTAATGGAACGTAAGAAGCCAACTGTCTATATTGCTATGCCTTGTTATGATACTATGAAGGTAGAGACGTGTGTCTCTATCCTAAATACTTATGCGGTACTCGCTAAATCTGGAATCGAATGTGTATTTAAATCTGTTAAATCTTCTTTGGTGACTCATGCGAGAAACCTATTGACGGCAGGATTCATGGCTAGTGATTATGATTATATGTTATGTGTTGATGCGGATGTAGAATTTTCTCATGAAGCTGCTTTAAGAATGTTAGTGCCTGAAAAAGATATTGTAGTTACTCCTTATAGATTAAAAGAGAATCCTCTACAGACTAAATATCCTGTGGAACATATTGATCCTGATAATATAAAAATTTTACCTTTTGATTTAGTAGAGTTAAAGTCTGCTCCGGCTGGCTTAATGTTAATTAATAGATCTGTATTTAGAACGTTGATGGAGAAGTATCCTGATAAAAAAATTAATTTTAATAAAGAACACCAAGATAAAATGGATAAAGAGATAGGATATAAGGGAGCGATAGATAAGTATATGTATAATTTTTGGGATACAAGCTTTAAGGATCATGAGTGGATGGGCGAAGATTTAGCCTTCTGTGATCTCGCTAGAAAGTGTGATATTAAGATCTACGCGAATCTCGACTCATGGACCACGCATCATGGATCATGGGGCTTTAGGGGCAGGTTTGGTGATTCACTAAAAAAGAAGGCGGATTAATTGAACAAAAAAAAAGAAAAATCGTTTGATAATTTATTTTTAGATTTTAATAATCTTACTGAATTCTTATCTAGAAATAATTATTTGTCTAGGTTAATCGGTAATGGTTCAAATGACTTTATATTAAATAGCACTTATCAAGTAAGAAATGTCCACAATGACAAATTTTTTTACAACTTAATAAAAAAAATTATTGATAAATATAATCTTTACGGTGCTAAAATTGATGTAGATTTGTTTGTAGGTTTCACACAAGGAGCAGTTTCTATTATACATGAAGATAAATATGATGTAATTTTATATGCTCTTGCTGGAGAAACTATGTATATTGTAGATAAAAAACAATATATTCTTGAACCAGGTGATTTAATTAAAATTAATGCTGGAGAAATTCATCAAGCTATAGGAATTAGTCCAAGAATTGTTTTATCGTTAGGAGTACATGAGAGAACAGATATATAAAGCTCTGATGGTACGTTACCAGTACCAGATGGAAGACGCACTGCTTAAAATAGATCTGTTGATGAGCAGTCCCAATTCGGTGATTGTAGAGCACACAGACATCACGGGTGAAATTGACAAATTGTTACACAAAGTTGCGGATGCCAAAGAGAATATGGCCACATTAAGGCAATATTATGGCACAAATTAGGGCTCGGGATTGCATTCTAGGGCTCGCAAAATCAATTTACCCCTCGCAGCGCGAGGGGTAGTTTAGAGAAAATGTATCCGAAAAACTTAAAATCTATCCAAAAACCAAAATCTGCGAGGGGTAAATGATTTCTGCGAGGGGTCCGCGAGGGGTAGCGCGAAGGCTAGAAGTGTTGATTTATATAGGCTGCGAACCCTGCGAGGGGTAAATCTCAGAAAAAAGTTTTTTTCTGAAACTGAATACAAAATAGACTGTTAAGTGTCGCAGACTTGTATTATAAGATCTTATGCCTAAGAAAAGAAGAAAATTAAACGTCACTACTACAGCTCCCGTATTACCTTTTCCTAAAGTCCGAGTGGAGTGGATTGATATCTTAAGTGATTCCGGCTGGGCCAGCGATAAAGAATTTGATAAAATGAAATTAAGTTTCCCTGTTAATGAGGGCTGGTTGTATAACAGAGATAGATATGCAATTAAATTATTTGCTTCTTATGACAAGGATGAGGATGGAACTTTTACTTTTGGGGACCGGACGATGATTCCGACGTCTGTTGTGAAGAAGATCCAGAAGATTCAATAGCTTCCAATGCTTCACCTTCAACAGTCTTCGCGTTTAATAGAGGCTCGTAATCAGATAGGATTTGTTTCATTTTTGCTTCTAGCTCCTCTTCTGACATGTCTTCTAGTTTACCTGTTTTTATTATTTTGCGGTCTATGTATAATCCTGCTGCCTTTCCACGGTTTGTTTCTGCGTTTACAGCAGAAGAAAAAGAACCTTTCTTTAGAGCCAACTCCTTAATACGTGCAAGTTCTGCTACGTGTGTTTCATAATTAACTTCAAACTTCTTAAGTCTTTCTTCTTTTAGCTTACCTATATAGGTTGCAACTAATGGAGATAGTCTTGGGTTCATTAGTTCTGATCCTTCCTGTCTTGCTCTCTTCTCAGAATAGCCAGCTAGTTTAGCTGCCTCTCCCTGTGAGACTGGTCCATCAGGTCCACCGAATACTATAAATTCGGCAAATCTCTTTTGCATTTCAGTCAGTCTTTTTGGAACTCCCATGTTTTCTTCCTATACTATACCCGATGATAAGGCTGCATGCCATTACCACGAGAATGGCTGTTAGATGCCATATTATAAAATTCATATTTGACAATTTAAGGTAACTATCCTATAAAGTCAATATGAAAGATGAAACTAAAGATGATAATGGCAACAAAAGAATTATAGAAGAGTTATCTACTAAGATAGTGAAGTTAGGGAAAACTAATTTATCTTTACAAGCTAAGGTCAAGGAGTTGGAAGGTACTTTAGGAGGCGCTCAAGATATAAATGACAATCATCAAAGACATAATGGAAAACTTCAAATAAGATTGACAGAGATTGAAGAAGATAATAAGAAGCTGGCAAAACAAATTTCAGATTTAACTAGCAACCGAAGGTATCACGAAGGATTTTAATGTTTGTAAAACATCTACAAGAATTTTTAGGCAAGTTCACAATGGGACAAACTAAGTATCAAGGTAATGCAATTAGTCAGGCAACAATATATGTGGAGAGGGACGGTTATCTTGAAGAGATTAAAAGAATGGAAGTGCACGAGCATATGATTATAGGTCAACCTTCATTAAGGTTGGTATTAAGAACTCAAAAAGAGAAGAAACTACAGATACCAGATAAACTAAGATCGACTCATTACGACGTGAAATGAGTGAGAATGTACCCTTAAAAAATAGATGGGCCCAGAGGCTAAATTATATAAAAAACTTCGTAAAGTTTCTAAAGATATTTCATGGATTAGGATTGAAAACCTTAGCTCTCTCGGGACTCCTGATCTATTGGGCTATAATGATTCTGGTCACTTTTTCACAGTAGAATTAAAAGTTACAAAAGGAAATAAAGTTCGATTTTCACCACACCAAATTGCATTCCATAAGACACATCCGAAAAATACATTTATCTTAGTCGAGGCCCTTGGTCCAAGGTCCTCGAAACTTGTTCAATACTTCTTGGTCCCTGGATCAAGGATCGATGAGCTTGTAGCTTGTGGCTTGAGGCCTAAGCTTGCTGCTTGCTGCTTGACGCTTGATGCTTGCTGCTTGAGATTTCAGAACCTGAACTAGGTTCTGGTTTAGCTTGAGGCTTGTTGCTTGTTATTTCAAAAGCGCTCTTAGGGATAAGCTTGGGGGTTATCCGGACCCTGTTAGCTGCTCTTAGTTTTTTATAATATTTTGGGTGTTTGAATTCCATTAGTGTTTGCCGTAACTTACATTAGAAATAGATTTTGTCCAGCATGCTCTGCATTCTTTGCACTTGCCGCCTTGAGACGGTGCCGGGCAGCTGGCGCTCTTCGTGACCACTGTCGACGTGTTAGGCCAACAGCTGGGCTGCGGTCCGTCGATCTTGGATCCGGACAATCTTATGACGAGATTGTCCGGAACTTCACTAGGAGCTACAGCCAGCAGGTATTGACGCTCTTGAGTCGGGAGCCAGTGTCTGGTCCCGGGCGTCAATCTACAGACTTCAAAAATTTTGCGTAAGTGCTCGACAGACTGAAGGTCACCGGCATCGTGCCACCTGAACCATTTCTGCCTTTTAATTTGTGCAACCATTGCCGTGGTCCATGAGTCATGGCCCAGGCTGCCCAGTCTAAAGTACTGAGCTTTTTTAATAGCTGGATATCTTATATAATTTCCTTTGAGTGCATAACATCCGAAGCATGGCGTTCCGGGAACCTTGCGCAGCTTGGCACCTGTTTTACATGCCCAGGCTGGGAGGCTGTAAGATAGGCCCGGCATCTTGGAGGTTCGAGTCATCGAACCGGTTATTGCTTGTGCTTCTTTAACTTTCATACTTTCTAAGTCCTTTATAATCCTATTCTACTTCTCTGTCAAATAAATTATTGCAGCTGTCCGGGAAGCCCGGGCCCTGCTGCTTGAAGCTTGAAGCTTGGCGCTTGTTGCTTGGCGCTTGTTGCTTGGTGCTTGGTGCTTTGAACCCGGTTCGCTTCGAGTCTTCTAACCATTCGAAGAACTCTTCACAGCTGGCCAGGTAACTGGCCGGCAATGTGCCATGATCATCAGTAAACCATGGCAGCAGGTTATTGTGTTTAATTCGTTTCACTGTCCCACTTCTCTGTAGTCTCTTTTTTGTAACGCTCAAACTTCTCTTGATCAGCCTTCACTAGTCTCAGGATCTCCTCCAGAGCGTCCGCTATTCTTCTTAATTGTGTTGTGTCCATATTTATTCCTTTCTAAACTCATCCTATCATCTCCAGGACCAGCTGTCAAGCTTGGCGCTTGCTGCTTGAAGCTTTTGGCCAATTTCCCTCAAATACCCGGGCCTTAAAAAATCTCGCTTGCCTGGGACTAATTGATTTATCTTTCTTAATTAAAGTACATAGTTCATAATATTTTGTCCGCAGCTTATAAACATCATCATATAGTGATTTGTTTTCAGCTACTTTCATTAAAATAGCATTTATCATTTCACCAAGTTTATTCACCTTTGCTTTGCATTTAGTATCCATAATTATTCCTTTCTGTTATGACCAGCCAACGCCAGAGTCTCTGTGTACAGCGGCGGCGGCGCGTTGACTGATCCCAGGACATAAGTTGCGATATCTTAGATTGCCTACATATGTATCTTATGTCCAGGGATCAGGTGTAATTGTTATTCTCCCGCGTTAACCAGAGTAAACATCACACAACCTGATCCCAGATCCATTGCGATAGGTCTAATCTAGAATACTACGACGTCACAATGGATCAGGGATCAGTTCTGGTGTATTGCGCTGAGGTGCTAAAGCAGTCAGACACGCAACCAGAAGTTGTCCCAATCAGAGATTAGGGTGTATAGCTAATTCTTCTAAAATCTGATTAATCCTATA